GCTACAAGGGATGAAAAGTTTATTCCTCATCCTGCCACATGGCTTAACGACCAACGTTGGAATGACGAAACTATGGTCTCCAATACGCCTAATTTTCCTTTTGGAAAGAGAATACTATGATCGGCGAATTCTTAAACAAGCTGGAAAAGGTTCAAGGCAAACGTGGTCATTGGGTAGCCTGTTGTCCAGCGCATGAGGATAAGCGTCCTAGCCTAGCGATTACCGAGACTGATGATGGCAGGATTCTGCTGAAATGTTTTGCTGGTTGTTCGGCTTACGAAGTGGTTTCAGCAGTAGGCATGGACTTGACTGATCTGTTTCCTAAAGATCAATCTTTTATGCCTAGCGAAACGAATAAACCTGTCCGTAGACCTTTCTATGCCACAGACCTAATGAAAATAATCCAATTTGAAGCCCTTATTACGTCCATAGCGGCGTTTGATATGGCTGAGGGTAGGCAGGTATCAGACGGTGATAAAAAACGGCTTAAAACGGCTTTTACGCGAATTAACGAAGCGGTAAGTTATTTATAGGAGGAAACATGAGGATGAAGGCATTTCCTACGTTGAAGGATAACGGTCACATAACGACTCAGGATGGCATGGATTTGCGCGACTATTTTGCGGCTAAAGCGATGCAAGGAATATTAAATTGGTGCGAAAAAGGTTCAACTGTTGATAGTTTAGAACTTGGTGAAATGGCTTACAAAATTGCTGATGCCATGATGGAAGCGAGAAAAGATGACTGAATCTAAGCTGATTGAGTTAGGCTTCTCTGAAGTAACGCCGGGGTTTTGGGTAGGTAGCGTATTTGCTTTGCATAAACTTTACGAACTAGGGAGACGAGATGAGTCTGGAGCAAAGAGCAGCGGAGTTAGACGAAGCGAGACGGTTGAGGATAATCAAGTCTGATTCCATCGATGTAGAGAAGTATCTACATTCCAACGATGTAACGATTAAGGTCAAACAGGCTAGAGACTTCCTCGATGATATTAAGGAAAGCTATCTAAGTACCGCTAGAGATGCAAAAATTGTATTACCGTGGAGCAAGACACACGATTCCTTTGCGTTTAGACCGGGAGAGGTAACGGTTTACGCAGGTTCTAACGGTGGTGGTAAGTCGCTGTTGACCGGACAAATAGCTCTGCACCTAGTGAAGCAGAACCAGAAGGTCTGTATCGCGTCGTTTGAGATGAAGCCTGTCAAGACGATTGAGAGAATGTTGCGACAGTTCTCAGGAGAATTTATTGATGATCCGCTGGTATCAGACCGAGAGGCTTACATCACGAAGATTCTGACTCGGATGGATAAGTTTACAGTTGACCATCTTTATCTTTACGATCAGCAGGGAACGACTAGCCCGGACAAGGTTATCGCTATGGCGAGGTATTGCGCTATGGAACTAGGAGTCCAGCATATCTTTATCGACAGCCTGATGAAGTGCGTCAAGAACGAGGATGACTTTAACGGTCAGAAGAACTTTATCGATGAGCTAACGGCTTTGGCGAGAGACCATAACGTCCATATTCACCTAGTCCACCATATCCGGAAACAGGCTAGTGACGAGGTTACGCCGAATAAGAATGACTTGAAAGGCTCTGGTTCCATTAGCGATCAGGTTGATAACGTCTTTCTTGTGTGGCGCAACAAAAAGAAGGAAAACCAGAGAAATCGTGGCGAAACTGTGGACGAATCACAGGGCGATACGTTCTTAATGAACGAGAAGCAGCGTAACGGAGAGGCTCAGGAGTGGTATCAGCTTTGGTATCACCAAGCTAGCCAGCAGTTTGTTGAATCGGCAGGATCAAGACCACAGGACTTTGACAACAATGGACGTTTTAGAGACTGAGGAATACAGGCATCAATGTGAAGTCAGGGCTGTACTAGCGTGGAGGACAGCAGACAGGGATTCAGCTTTGCGGTATCTGAGCGTTGTTAGACAGAAACGTGGGCATGAAGCTGCTGACCAGTTAGAGACTGACTGTAAAACTCAATGGGGATTAGGGAACCGAGGAAAGAAGGGGGATTGGCGTGGATGATATTCATACTTGCCATCACGAATGTCAGCGTCCTATTTGCGTGGCAGTTCGTGAGGCTGTAGCAGCGGAGCGCGAGGCGTGTGCGAAGGTGTGCGAAGACAGCGTTGAATACGCAGGAGATACTTTGGCAAAAGCTATCCGCGCAAGGGGACACGGATGAAAGATTTGTTTTATTTTTTTGCTGGTGGGGTGATTGTGTTTATATGGGCGTTTTTGTTTGCGTTTATTAAATGGCTAAACGCAAGGGGGCAGGAATGAAATGCAAAGTCAAAGACTGCGAAAACCACACTGACCAAGGCGTGTTCGTCGGGTTTTTATGTATGCCTTGTTATACGTTTTTAAACACAGGTGAGGGGACATACTCGCAGCTATACCGAAACACTGTAGCAGAGGAGCGCGAGGCGTGTGCGAAGGTGTGTGATGAGTTAGTGCTGGAGCATCCCGGAAGGGCAGACCTAACAGCAAAGCAATGCGCGTTCGCTATTCGAGCAAGAGGTCAGAATGGTCTATAAGAAGGTGGATACAAACCAGACGCAGATCGTCAAGGAACTCCGGCGAGTAGGCATGGATGTCCAGCATTTACACGGAGTCGGTCAAGGATGCCCGGATATTCTTGTGGGCTATCGTGGCAAGAACATATTGTTAGAAATAAAGAAAGACGAGAAAGCCAAGCTGACACCGGATCAGGTTATCTGGCACTCAGTCTGGAAGGGTCAGGTAGCGGTAGTGTCTAATCCACAGGCTGCGATTAAGGCTGTAAGGATTGCTTGTTCGGAAACTATTGAGGAATGATTCTTGATAGAAAATGATTTCTTTACAGAACTATTGAAGTCGTGGGAAGATGTGAGCCATCAACACTAGGAGATGAGATATGACTACCGACAAAACCATCCGCACCGAAACTCAATGGCTCAAGATTACCCGCGACAGCAAGGCTAAGACATTTACCTTTGCTCGTGGCTACAGCGGTAACTATCAGGCTCAAGAAATCGAAACGCTGACATTTAAGTGGATTCCCAACTGGAAAGAAGCTGTCGAACGCGCTGAAACAAAACTAGCGACATTTGCATAACTTGGCTATACTTTGGACATCTATGTGCGGGCATAGACAATTACTGAAGCCCTTTAGCTTTGGTTCTCATTCCGAAAGGAAACGTGCCCGCACACGGAGAGCCAAACCTAGAGGGCTTTTTTATTTAGGTCGTACTGATCGCGTTAGTAATGAACCCATGTTCGGGGTTGCTATCAAGAAAACCGGATGCGCTATATTGATAGGGCGGCGCAGCAGACTAGCTACAGGTACTTGCACAAACAGGGCAGAACGGTTGATAAACGGGTGGGCTACGATACAGTCGCCTTGGAAGAAGAATGTAGCCGCGAGAGCGAATAGTATCCTTCAGGATGCTAGAAGGTGGTTAAAGATCAACCCCTCGCCCTATCCTATTGTCTAAAGGAATATGATTTCAATATGGAAACGATAAATCCTCATAAGGCAATTAACTTCATGATGGAGAACGCTAAAGCCTATGCTCAAGCTAAGGCTGAGGTGACTTACCTAGAGCAGTATCGGAAGTCTAAGAAGGCTATTCTGTTCGCTAGTGCTATGGGGAATACGATTGCTGACAAAGAATCCTACGCCTATAGCCATCCAGAGTATTTAGAGCTACTAGAAGGGCTTAAAGCGGCTGTAGAGGAGGCTGAGAGGCTGAGATGGATGCTGGTAGCAGCACAGGCTCGCATAGATGTGTGGCGTTCACAGGAGGCTTCTAATCGCGGGTTAGACCGGAATACTCAATGAGAAACCCATTTCTAATAGATGAGCCTACCGTTATCAGCTTCTCTGGCGGTAGGACAAGTGCCTACCTGCTCTGGCGGGTTCTACAGGCTAACAATGGGTTACCTGATGAGGCTATTGTCTGCTTCGCTAATACCGGAAAAGAGGAAGAAGCTACCTTAGAGTTTGTCCGAGACTGCTCAGTAAATTGGAATGTTCCGATTCATTGGCTCGAATATCGTGCTGACGATCCTAAGTTTGCTGAGGTTACGTTTGAGACAGCCAGCAGGAACGGTGAGCCATTTGAGCAGTTGATTGTTAAAAAGAAATATCTACCTAATCCTGTAGCTAGATTCTGTACTAGCGAGTTAAAGGTTTTAGCGATTGATCGGTTTCTAAAGTCTAAGGGCATTAAAAGTTACGCCACAGCAATAGGTATTAGGGCTGATGAGCAGCGTAGGGCTGCAAAGATGACGGATAAGTTTATTCCATTGGTTCGCGCTGGCATTACTCAGACTGATGTTCAGACCTTTTGGAGAAACAATAACTTTGACCTAAAGTTGCGGTTTGGTAATGGAATTACGCCACTAGGTAACTGCGATTTATGCTTTTTGAAAGGTCAGGGTCAGATTATGAGCTTAGTATCTGATAAGCCAGATCGGGCTATGTGGTGGGCAAAGATGGAAGAAGTAGTAGGTGCAACATGGAGGAAAGACCGTCCTAGTTATTCCGAGATGCACAAGTATGTAGGGCAACAAATAGATATGTTAGATGACTCAATAGATTGTTTTTGCGGAGATTAATATGAACGAGATAGATGATTCCAATTTGGCACAATGCTGCTCTTGTGGGTTTGTAGACTATTGGGATGAGATTCCCGGTGGTCATTGCGCTGTAAGTGGCGAGAGTATGTATTACTGCCCTAGCTGCGATGAGGTGGATAATAT